CCCTCCGCCATTACCTGCCATCGAGACTTTCTCGCCGCCTGCTGAACGCGCGCCCGAAGCGCAGAAAAACGGCAGTCGGCCGCGAGCTATTCGCACCTCTTGAAACACGAACGGGTGCAAATCGGCCCCGTACCCCTTCTCTCCAGGCCACTTTTCTCTGAACGATCCGCACTTCGATGTCACGGTACGGGCATTTCTGGCCATTGAAATCAACGACATCGGAGCTTGGCGACCGCGTTGGTTCGAAACCCGTCCGCCCGGGTGGTCCAAGGCAGCAAGATGACGGCAATTCAAGTACCCGACCAGATTGGTCGCGCTCAATTCGAAGGAATCGCCAACCTTCTTCATAAGATAAATGGTACCCTGCCTGGATAGGCGGGCAAAGCGCACTGCGGGGTGCTTGCGGCTCGCACCGCAAGTCTATTGTGACGCGCTCGGCGTCCCGAAGAACATCCGCCTTTGGTCCTCCCACGCGAGCGGAATTCCCCGCAGCAGAGCGGCGAGCTTGAGGCCCTTGGGCTGGCGGCCTTCGAGGATCGCCGCGGTGATGTCGGGGGCGAGGAGCGTCAGACAGAGCATGCGCATCACGAAGGAGTCGGTGATCTTCTCGTGAGCAGCCAGTTCTGAAGCCGAGCGGAATCTCCCGCTATCGATCTGCCGGCGCCAACGGTGTGCGCGCACGAGCGCGCTGATCAAAACATCGTCGAAGGCAGGCTTGGCCTCAACGGGTTCGAGGCCGTCCGGCACGATCACGAGTTTGCGCCCGCCGCGCCGCCGAAGCTTCATTGGGATGCGGATCGTCAGACCATTCAATTCGGGCTTGACTTCGCCGGTCATGCTGCCTCGGATGTTTCGGTCGGCTCCTGGCTATCCCGCAGCTCCGCGATCAAGCTGTGGAGGCCTTCCGCGCGCAGCCTGAGGTCAATGCCTTCAGTGCCAACATCAAGGCACTCCACCAACAACCCAAGAATACGTGCTTGTTCGGCGGGAAACAGCTCCTCCCAGATCGCATCGATCTGCTTAAGACTTGCGACCACCTCTTCGCGGTTCAGAGCCTCACCGTTGGCCGCGGTTCTTGCCGCGCGCATGATCCGGGCCGCCATCTCGGGGGTCCGGAGCAGCGCGCGAACCTGGGCAATCACGGCGGCCTCGATATCGCCCGCCGGCACCGTGCGCACGGAGCACGTGTCGCTGCCGTTCTTGGTAGCGTGCGTGCAGGCGTAATAGCGATATTGCCTGCCCTTCTTGCGGGTGTAGCTTGGGGTCATGGCACAGCCGTGCTCGGCGCAACGGATCAGGCCCTTGAGCGGCGCCGGCGTGGCGCGCGCATGATTGGCGCGGGTCCGCCAGTTCTCAGAAAGAATCGCGTGGACCTTGTCCCAAAGATCGCGCGGCACGATCGCATCGTGCTCGCCCCGGTGCGAGACCCCCTTGTGGACGGCCTCGCCCAGATAGACCCGGTTGTTGAGAAGCCGGTACAGGTAGCCCTTATCGAACGGGCGGCCCTGACGCGGACGGCCGGCCGCCGTGACCCAGGACTTCGTGCGGCGGCCCTCGGCATTGAGTTCCTTCACGAGCTTGGTGGCCGACCCGATGACGGTGAAGCGGTGGAAGATTCGGCGCACCAGGGCGGCTTCCGCCTCGTTGACCACCAGCTTCCGATTTCTGATGTCATAGCCGAGCGGCGGATTGCCGCCCATCCACATGCCCTTCTTGCGGGAGGCGGCAAACTTGTCGCGGATGCGTTCGCCGATCACCTCGCGCTCGAACTGCGCAAAGGAGAGCAGGATGTTGAGCGTGAGCCGACCCATCGATGTCGTGGTGTTGAACTGCTGCGTGATCGAAACGAACGAGACCTTGTTGCGCTCGAATGCGTCGACGAGCTTGGCGAAATCCATCAGCGAGCGCGTGAGGCGATCGACCTTGTAGACGACGACGACATCGATGCGACCCATCTCCAAGTCGGCGATGAGCCGTTGCAGAGCGGGGCGTTCGAGAGTGCCGCCGGAGATTCCGCCGTCGTCGTAATGGTGCGGCACGAGCACCCAGCCCTCGTGGCGCTGGCTGGCGACGTAGGCCTCGCAAGCCTCGCGCTGGGCATCGAGGGAGTTGAACTCCTGCTCAAGGCCTTCCTCGCTCGACTTGCGGGTGTAGATGGCGCAACGGACCTTGCGGGCGGGAGCCTTGGTCATCGGATGCTCCCGTGCTTGCGCAAGCCGAAGAACAGGGGCCCGTTCCAGCGCGTGCCGGCAATGGCACGGGCGATAGCCGAAAGCGACTTGTATTTGCGCCCCTGATACTCGAAGCCGTCAGTGAGGACCGTGACTTGGTGCTCGGCGCCTTGCCACTCGCGGATCAGCCGCGTGCCGGCGACCGGACGGTCCTTCGGCGCGCCATTGCGGCGCTTGTCCTTGGGCGCTTCCTCATCGATTCGGGCATCGAGATCCTCGCGCACGTCCTTCGGCAGTCCGCCACAGGTCAGCTCCTGAATCCGGTAGGCGAGCGCCTTGATCAGGAAGCCGCGGCGGTAGCCGGGCGGCTCGGTGCCGAAATACTCGCGCCACAGCTCCTTGAGCCGGCCGTGGTCGAGGCTGTGGAGGCCGGCGATCTGCTTGAGGATCGGCGTGGTCATCGCCCTTCTCTGCCTTGGGTCGGTTCGTGACGACACACGCTCTCTTTGGGCGAGAAGTCCAGCGGAATGTCTCTCAAGCTATTGGATTGACTGGAATTTTCCTGCCTCCGGCGCGCGAGGAGGCGAAGCAGCCCGGCAGCGACGATGGCCGCGACCTCGTCGAGGCGATCACTGGCGGGCGGGTGCGGGCCATTGTTCGGAGTTGGCATCATCCGTCGCGGCGAGGCTCAAGGCTGGGTCTCCTCTGGCCTCTACTCGCAATCGTCCACAACCGTCCCAAACCGCCGGGATTCTGAATCGACTCCGGGTAGCGCTTTGTGTAGAACGCACCGTGAACATCGATTCCGATTCCATGGACGGCGGACATGGCCAAGGACCTGAAGAAATTCGCCGATCTGACATTCCTGCGAACCGTCGACCTCGCCCTGATGCGGCGGCTGCTCAAGCGCCATGTACGCGCCCTGCATGGGTTCGACATGGCGGTGTTCGATGCTGAGCCCGAGAAAGCGCGCGCTGCCTTGCGCAGGTATTTCCTGGGTCCGGACGACAGGCATCCCGAGGGCCTCATCGCCGACCTGTTCCGCATTGCGGAGCTAGGCAATGCGAACGGCCTCGAGCTGCTCCTCGAAGCGGCGCGCCGGCACGGCGTGACGGTTCAGCCGACCCGAAACAGCGACGACGAGAAGTCGGAGCCGAAGCAGGTCGCGCTCCGATGCTTCCTCGATCATCCCGATGTGTTCGATGAGGCGTCGGACCTGCTGAGCTACGCGACGATGTCCGCGCCCGTAGAGCTGCGCGGCGCCGATGTCGACGTCGAAGCGCGCGTCAACGACAAGACGCTCGCCGCGTTTCAGCGCGCGGCCGAGCGACTGTTCGAAGCTGACCTGCGCGGCTCCTATTGTCGTGTCGGCTGCTACGAGGACAGCGACAGAATCAATGTCATCGTCACTCATGGCGCACCGCTCAAGACGACCGAAGTGATCGAAAATGGGGCCGACAAGGTGGTGAGCTTCCGCGAGGTCGCTCATGCCATCCTGTCCTATGAAGCGGCAACAGGCCGGCTGGAGGTCGGCCGGATCACGAAAGCCCGCTGCGACGAGATGGCGGAGATCTTCGCGCGGACCATTCTCGGAAAGCCGGGCTTCTTCAAGCGGCCGGATGCGCGAAGGCTCTACACGCTGGCCCCCGTGGAACGGGCCGGGTTCGGCTTTCGTATCAAGCACGCCTTCGATCCCGGCGTGCGGCGGGCGGGGATCGTCGAAGCGGAGGTCGAGCGCATCGGTCTCGATCCCAAGACCGGCAAGACGCGCGCATTCCGCTTCCTCGTCTCCCGCGACCCGGCAGGCAATGCGCTTGCCGATCTCGGCCGGGATGCACCGGCGATTCGCTTTGGGCCTGACTGGCGGCTCTCCCGCATGGGCATCAACGTTGAGATCGACAACGGAACGGCCAAGCCCGACCGTGTGAGGGTGAGCGTGAAGCCGCCCGGCATGGCGAAGTTCAAGCGCCACCGCTACGAGCACCGCATCCTCGAACTCCTCCGGCAAAACGGGCTCATGCGTGATCGGGAACTTGGCGCATCTGCTGTTGCGGCGGAGTGAGGCGGGAGAGCCAGCCCTTTTGTGGGGGCGGGAGGCTAAGCCGTTCTATGGCCCAGCGTTCGATCGCCTGATTGCGCGCGGCGTGCTCGTCACGCGCGCCCCGGCCCGCGAATGGCAGGTGTGTGACGATTGCCGCTGTGGCCAGGAGTGGCGGCCGATCGCGAGGGTCGATGGGCAGCCTATTGCCATCTGCCCGCTCGATCGGGGAAGCGATCTGCTGCTCGAAACGGAGGACCTCGAAAGCTACGAGATCGATGCGGCGGCGCTCGTGCGCGAGATTGCGAACTCGTCCGGATTCGCGGACGAGCCATCGGAAGTCATTGCAGGCGTCTGGTACCTTGGCCGCACTGCGGGGGGCCGGCAGCTGTTCGCAGTTCTCTCGCGTGCGGCCACGCTTCAGTCTGGCCTGGTCGGTGCGATACGGCTTTTTGATCGATCGTCGCAAGCGACTCTGATCGCACCAACGCTGTCCGCGCCAGAGCGGCTTCGTTTCGCCGAAGCCGACATTCACGTCGCCGACAGTGGAGAGTGCATCGGCGGCAGCGGCCGCGGGGCCTTCGCCATTGATCCTGCAAAGCTGGAACCGCCGCGTGCCTTGACGGCGCGACTCGTGATTATGGGTGCAACCCATCGTGTCATTCTCGATGGTGTTGAAAAGCATGTTCCGCAGCAGCCTTTCAATCTGCTGAAAATGCTCGCCGAAAAGACCTTGGCCGGCGTTGGCTTCATCCCGACGCGCGATATTGAAGCGGCCAATAGCGGCCGCGCCGCCAGCGATCTCGTCCGTGAGCTCAGGGACTGCCTTGCCGCCGGCGCGCCGGAGCTTGAGCAGGTGAGGAGGCTGATCAAAAATCGGAGAAGTCCGGCTGGGTACGCATTGGCGCTGGCAGTTCACGAGGTCGAGTTGCGCCCGTAGGTCCGCGCGCGAAGCCAAGCACTGGTCGCTCGCCCCAACGTTTCCCAGCATAAGCCCACACCGTTCCCACCAAGCCGATCGAGCGTCCCGTCAGGCTGCGGTCATCGACACCGATGACCGAGGCCACACCCGATGCCGCACGCAATCTCTGCCTCTGATCTGCAATTCCTCCTTCTCGAAGCCGATAGCGCGGCACGCCGCCTGATCCGGCAACTGCGCCTTTCCCGCACTGAGCTTGACGATCTTCGCCAGGATCTCCTTGTCGATCTGATTGCCCGCTTGCCGGCCTTCGATCCGCAGCGCGGCTCGCTCGGCGCTTTTGCCAACATCGTACTTGGCAACCACGCGACTCGCATCGCGGGCAGGGTCAAGCGCGAGCGCGCGCTATTCGGTGCCGCGCCCGTGTCCCTCGATGAGGAGCTGGCGGAGTCCGGGGGCTCTTCCCGCAGGGAACTTATCGCCGAAGACGAAGGGCTCTCGGCCTATTTCGGCCAGTCTGTTGACGCCTTCGCCGAGGTCGAGCGGCGCCTCGATGTTGAGCGCACGCTTGGAGTCCTTGATCGGCGTGACGGCACGCTCTGTGCCGCCCTTTCGCACACAAGCGTAGATCGGCTGGTAGCCCAGGGCCGTGGTTCGCGCAGCGGCCTCTACCGCCGCGTAAACGAACTCCGCCACATCCTCACCGCCAACGGTCTCCAGGCGTCGTGAGACGGTTTGGCGACTTCCCGAGTAGGAACCCCTCATGACGAGCACTATCACGAAGCTTTGCGGCATTCGTCTGCATCTCAAGGAGATCGAGCTCTGCGCCTGGATCGGTCAGGCACGCCCCGGCGACGTCCTCGAATATCACCGCGGATTTCTCGCTCTCGACGTCATGCGACAGGGCACGCGCCTTTCCGAGCGCGACCGTGCGGAGCTTACGCGGGTGGGACGGCGCGCCTGGTGGGCCGCTGAGCAGGGCTTGGTGCACCTCGTTCAGCAGCGGCACGGTCCCGACGATTACAGCTATCTCGCGATCGCGCGTCCACGCCCCAGATCGGCTCCGGTGGCCTTGTCATCGCTCATATTGGCGGAGGCGGCGTGATGGAGAGCGCACACCCGAACCATCCTTCACCACGACCGAAAGGACCCCTAATGACCAAAGCCGCAATCATCGCTGAGCTTCGCAAGCGTCACTTCGTGCTCGAGGCGCTACCGAAGATCATTCTCATCCCGGCGCTCTCTCCTGAGCACGATTCCGTTTCCAAGGCAATCGAGGAGGCGACGGTCGATGACATTGCCTTCGCCATGCGTAGCGTGGAGGCTGACTTCAACGCCATCGGCGATCAGCTGCATGCGCTCCGCAAACTCTACAATCTCGCGCGGCAAGCGGGCGCACTCGGAGCTGACCGCGTGATCGATGCCATCGCCGGTGCGGATGGAGGCCGGTGATGACACTCAAGATCATCTCGGCCGACGAGCGGCTGGCGGAAGTCCAGTCCAAGACCACCATGGCCATCTTCGGCCCGAGCGGGGTCGGCAAGACCTCGCTCCTGAAGACGCTGCCGGCCCAGGAGACGCTCTGCATCGACCTCGAGGCGGGTATGAAGTCGGTTCAGGACTGGCCCGGCGACAGCATTCCCGTGCGCACCTTTGGCGACGCCATCGACATCGCCTGCCTCGTCGGCGGCGTCGACCCGGCGGTGCAGCCGGACGCCTTCTTCTCCCAAGCTCATTACCAACATCTCGCGTCCACCTATTCCGATCTCGTCCGGCTAATCGCCTCGAAGCGCACCATATTCGTCGACTCGATCACCGACCTGACGCGTCAGGCGATGGCCTGGGCGAAGACGAGGCCCGAGGCCTTCTCGGAAAAGACCGGCAAGCCGGATACCCGCGGTGCCTACGGGCTGCTTGCGCGCGAAGTCATCAATCTGCTCAAGCATTTGCAGCACGCGCAGGCAAAGACGGTGATCTTCGTCGGCATCCTCGAGAAAGTGACCGACGAGTTCAACCGCACCGCCTGGCAGCCGCAAATGGAGGGCGGCAAGGCGGGTCGTGAACTCCCCGGCATCGTCGACCAGGTCATCACCATGAGCTTCTTCAGTGCCGATGGCGACGGCTGGCGGCATGACCCCGAGCGCGGCGAGGTGCGCCGCCTCGTCTGCCGCGCCGGCAATCCCTTCGCCTTGCCCGCCAAGGACCGCTCCGGCCGTCTCGACGTGACCGAGCCGCCGGATCTCGGCGCCCTCCTCGCCAAGATCAACACCACCAGGAAAGGATGATCCCCATGACCTTCGACATGAACGACGCCGAGCCGCAGCGGACGAGCGAGCTCATCCCCGACGGCAGCTTCGCCAAGGTGACGATGACGATCCGCAAGGGTGGCGTCGATGGCCAAAGTGAGATCGACCGTGGCTTGCTCAAGGCCTCCAACACCCCCGGCAGCGACGTGCTGATGCTGGACTGCGAGTTCACCGTTGCGGAAGGCCCGCATGCACGGCGCAAATTCTGGCAGCTGTTCACCGTCCAGGGCGGCAAGGTCGACGAGACCGGCGTCTCGATCGGCTGGAAGATCTCGAAGAGCACCTTCCGCGCCATGATCGACTCGGCGCTCGGCCTCGATCCGGAGGACATGGGCGAGGCGGCAAAGGCAAAGCGTGTTTTGCGCGGACTTGCCGATCTCAACGGCATCACCTTCGTCGCGAAGATCAGGATCGAGCCGAGCGAAGACGCTCGTTACGGCGATCAGAACCGCCTCGACCGCGTGGTGCTCCCCAACGAGAAGGAGTGGAAGGCGGTGATGGAGGGCCGCGATGTTCCGCCAAGGCCAAGCCGCCGGGCGGCGGCCACCCAGACACAACAGCCGGCATGGAACGGCACGGCGACACAGCGGGGATCGGCACCATCTGCTGCTCCCGCCTGGGCCAAGGAAGCCGCGCCCGCAGCACCGCAATCGCCGCCGCCGGCGACCAAGCCCGCGGGGCCTGCCTGGCTCAACGGTTAAGCGACGATGACTGAGGACGAGTGGCAGGCGCATGTCACCCGCGAGGCCGCAAAGGCCATGGGCGATTGGCTCGAAGCAAGAGGCGCTGGAAAGCTCCGAAGCCCAATCGCCTCTCTGACCTTGGCCGATCTCGAGGCGATGGCGAGCAATGCCATCTCCCGCTGGATCGTCCTGCAGTCGGAGCGTTTGCAGCGGCAAGGCTGGCCCAGCGAGGACCCGATCGAGAGGCTCTTGCGCGGTTGACGCCATGCGCCTTGTGCGGGCGCGAGGCTCGCGGCTTCGGCTACTGCCACCTGCTTCTGTGGGACCGGTTTCCGTACCACCGCTTCTGCTCGATGCGCTGCCTCGAAGCCGGATCGGCGCTCGCCAACAGGACGAACGGCATGATCGACAAGACCGACCTGGAAAAACAAGCGATCAAGGACGCGCGGCGGTTCTTCGCCGAGGCGCTGACCGAGCTCGGGCTGATGGCGCCGTTCTACGATCGCAAGGCCGCGGAGATCGATCGGCTCATCGAAGCCTGCATCGATGGGTTCCAGGAATCGATGCAGCGCCAAGCCGCCGAAAAACGATCCGGCGACGACCTGAACGACCCTTTGCCGTTTTGAGGCCGGTGATGCTCGTCGATCTCAACCACGCTTCCGGCTTCACCTATGGCGGCCATCCTACCGAACCCGTTGCGGCTCGCGTCAACAACCTGATCGATGCCGCGCTGATTGCCGAGCGGCAGCGCGTGCCACTGCGCGACTATCTCGGTGCAAGTCGCATCGGTGAGCCCTGCGCGCGCAGGCTCACCTACGAATTCACTCATGTTCCACCGGATGAAGGTCGCGAGATCGATGGTGCGGCTTTGCGCATCTTCGACGCCGGCCATTGCTTCGAGGCGCTGTCGGTCCGCTGGCTACGCGCCGCAGGCTTCGACCTCCGAACGGCGCGCCGCGACGGCAGCCAATTCGGGTTTTCGGCCGCAGGCGGGAGGCTGCGCGGCCATATCGACGGCGTGATCGCCGCCGGGCCCGAGATTGGCATCGTTTGGCCTGCCCTTTGGGAACACAAGGCGCTGAACGCGAAATCCTGGAATGAGCTCGTCAAGCGAGGCCTACGCGCTTCGAAGCCGCTCTACTTCGCGCAAGTCCAACTCTACATTGCCTACCTGGAGCTCGAGGTCGCGCTCTTCACCGCTCTTAACAAAGACAATCAGCTCCTCCACCACGAGGTCGTTCCCCTCGATCCGGTTGAGGCGCAGGCGCTCTCTGACAAGGCGGTCGAGATCATTCGCGCGGCTGAAGCAGGCGAACTTCCGCCGCGCATCGCCGCGGCATCCGACTTCTACCTCTGCCGCGCCTGTCCCTATGCGCTCCGCTGCTGGGAGGGCGCATCATGAGTTTCACGCCCTCCAGGCTTCAGGCGAAGGCCATCACGACCATCAAAGATTGGTTCACGAATCGCACTGCCGAACAGCAGGTGTTCCGCGTGTTTGGCTATGCCGGCGCTGGAAAGACGACCATCACGAAGCATGCCATCGCCGAGCTGGGGCTCGACAGCGGCGTGCTCTATGCCGCCTTCACCGGTAAGGCGGCCCTGGTGATGACCCGCAAGGGCACGCCGGCCTCGACCATCCATTCGCTGATCTACCGCGTGTCGGAGGCAACGCCGGCAGAAATCGAGAAGATCAAGAACGAGATCGCCGATCTCAAGGCGAAGCTCGCTTCCATGGGGACGGCCGAGCGCCTGTTCGCAGAATCGCAGCTTCGCTCGCTGGAACTGCGGCTTGCCGACATCCACAGGCCGCGCTTCGTGCTCAACGAGCAGTCCACGCTGCGCGACGCCAAGCTGCTGGTGCTCGACGAGGTGTCGATGGTCGGCGACGACATGGCGCGCGATCTGCTGGCCTTCGGCAAGCCGATCCTGGTGCTCGGCGATCCCGGGCAGCTCCCGCCGGTCAAGGGCGAAGGGGCATTCACCCAGGCTGAGCCCGACGTGATGCTGACCGAGATCCATCGCCAGGCCGGCGAGAGCGCCATCATCCGGTTGGCCACGCTCGCCCGCGAGGGCAAGTCCATCTCCTACGGCGAGCACGACGCCTTCGTCTGGAAGATGCGCCGAACTGACGTGGCGCCGGAGCAGATGCTGCGGGGCGGCCAGGTCATCTGCGGCAGGAACGCGACGCGCCTACAGCTCAATCTCGCCATGAAGCGCGCGGCCGGCTTCGACGGCGTCTATCCCACCGGCCAGGGCGAGAAGATCATCTGCCTCAAGAACCGCAACGATCTCGGCCTCGTCAACGGCATGTTCCTCGACCTCACCGAGGTGAAGGACGAGGACGAGATCTCCTTTACTGCCGTCATCACCACCGAGGACGGCCAGAAGATCGGCGGCACCAACGGCGCGCGCGAGCGCTTCCGCATCTACAAGGGGTATTTCGACGACCACGTCGCGCCCGATCCCGAGCGCGATCGCCGCGATCACTGGAAGAAGAAGACCATCATCGAGGCCGTGTGGGGCTGGGCCATCACCTGCCACAAGGCGCAGGGCTCGCAGTGGGAAAATGTCATCGTCTTCGATGACGGCCTCGGCCGCACCGCGGAGGACCGCGCCCGGTGGCTCTATACCGCCATCACGCGCGCCGAGCGCGGGCTGGTGATCGTGGACTGAGGGGCCGCGCATGCTCGACCTCAACGACGCCCCACTGCAACGCCCGCCCGCGACGCATTACGATCTGGACGAGATCGTGCGGCGGTTGCGCGACACGGCGCATCTCTGGGTGCCGCAGCACTTCCCCAATGGCCGGCGCGAAGGCGACGCATGGCGGCTCGCCAACATCAAAGGCGACGCTCCGCGTAAGAACGGCTCCTGCGTCATCGCGCTCAAAGGGCCGCACGCTGGCGACTGGTACGATCACGATGGCGGCCAAGGCGGCGGACCGCTCAGCACACTTGAACAGGCGACGGGCCTTAACGGGCGCAATCTGATCGCGCATGCCGCCTCGCTCGTTGGGTCGTCGCCCAATACCCCAGCCAGGCGCGCACCGGAGCTGCAGCAAGGCCGATTAGAAAAGGACAGCAAACAGGAAATCGAGATCGTCCTGTCCCGCGCAGTCCCGATCGGCGGCACGCTCGGTGAGACTTATCTTCGCGTCCGTGGGCTTTCCGCTCCGGCCTGTGACGACCTGCTCTTCCATCCGGACCTCACGCATTGGGAGACGAAAACAGGCTTTCCAGCTCTCGTCGCAATCGTGCGCGATCAAGGCGGTGAGATCGTCGCCATCCACCGCACCTATCTCCGCCCAGACGGCACCGCCAAGGCGGAGGTGCCGAAGCCGAGGAAGATGCTGGGTCGCATTGCAGGCGGTGCTGTCCGCCTCGCAGCGATCGGCGGCGACGGCGTCTTGGGTATCAGCGAAGGCATCGAGACCGCTCTCGCCGTGATGACGGCGTGTCCGGGACTCGCCGTATGGGCCGCGCTTTCGGCAACCAATCTCGAACAGGCCCAGCTCCCCCCGGAAGCTAGAGACATCATTTTACTCGCGGACAACGATGCTTCGGGTGCGGGACTGCGCGCGGCTGAAGCTGCCTCACATCGCTTTGCGCTCGAAGGCCGCAACGTCGCCATCGCCCTCCCGCCCCGGGAAGGTGATGACTTCAATGATGTTTTGCTCCGTGAGGGGCCAGGCAAGGTGGCTCGGATTGTGCGGGACGCTCGTCTGCGGCCGAGCGATACACCCTCTGCTCCCGCTGGACGGCACCTACCGATTGGCTTCAAACCTCCATCACTTCCACTGCCCATCATGCGCACCGATGAGGGTGATCTCGCACGGGCTTGCGACCGCGCCTGGGGCCTGCTCTTCGCCTCGAACCGAGATCCCTGGCTGTTCCGCGCGGGCGGTACTCCGAGCTGGGTCGTCCCCGATGACGAGGGCCGTCCCATGGCGGTTGCGCTCAACGAAGAGCGGCTGCGTCACATGCTGGCCAAGCTTGCCATCTGGCGGAGGCTTAATCGCGCCGGTGACCTTGTGTCGGCGCCCCCACCCACAAACCTCATCAAGACGTTGCTCGCCACGCCTGACCCCGGCCTTCCGGTCCTCGCAGGAATCGTCACGACACCCGTGTTCGGACGCAACGGCTCGTTGCTAACGGAACCCGGATATCACCCGGACGCACGGCTTCTTTACCAACCCATCTCTGGCTTCGCCCTACCGAACATCCCGGAACGTCCGACAGCCGACGAGATCGCAAGCGCGCGTGCTCTCCTCATCGACGACATGCTCGCGGATTTCCCTTTCACCGGCCCTGCAGAGCAGGCGCACGCATTGGCGCTGCTGCTGGTCGGGTTCCTGCGCGCGATGATCGACGGACCGACACCTCTGCATCTCATCGAGAAGCCATCCCCTGGCACGGGAGCGACCCTCATGGTCGATGCAATCGCCACGGTGCTGACCGGTGCTGGTGCTTCGGTGATGACCGAAGGGCGTGATGACGAAGAGTGGCGCAAGCGCGTGACCGCTAAGCTCCGCCAGGTGCCCTCTCTCGTGCTCATCGACAATCTCCGTCATCCGCTCGACTCTTCTGCCCTCGCTGCTGCTCTCACTGCCCCTTATTGGGAGGATCGCATTCTCGGGGTTTCGGAGATGACGCGACTACCCATCCGCTGCGTGTGGATCGCGACCGGCAATAATCCCGAGTTCTCCAATGAGATGGCACGCCGGATCGTGCGTATCCGGCTCGATGCCCGTATCGACCAGCCCTGGCGACGGAAGGGTTTTCGACACCCTGACCTCATAGGTTGGATTCGCGCCAACAGAGCCCGGCTGGTCGCCGCTTGCCTGACTTTGTGCCGGGCCTGGATTGCCGCGGGCCGACCGCGCGGCAGCCGCGTGATCGGTAGCTATGAATCCTGGTCGCAGATATTAGGCGCCGTGCTCGAAGTCATCGGCATCGAGGGCTTCCTCGGTAATCTCGACGAGATGATGGAGGTCTCCGACCGGGACGGTGCGATCTGGCGGAGCTTCGTCTTGGCTTGGTGGGACCGGTTCGGGACGGCAGAGGTCGGCACCAGCGACCTTTATCAGCTTGCGCTTGTCTGCGAACCACCCTTGCCGCTTGGTTCGGGCAATGAGCGCTCACAGCGAATACGACTCGGCAAAGCGCTCGGGCGCATGCGCGACCGCATGTTCAGGCTCGCCGGCGTGTGTGTCCGGATCGAAATCTCCGGCACCTATCAGCGCGCCCAGCGCTGGCGTCTCGCGCTTGGTGAAAAAATAGGCACCGATCCTGTGAATGTTGTGAATGTTGGTGAATGTCGAAAAATCAACATTCACGACGAATCGTCCTGCCAAAACAACGGGTTAGATGGTGTCGGTGAATGTTGTGAATGTTTTTCCGATACTTACGCGTGCGCGCGGACGCGCGCGAAAAAAGAAGGGGAAAAATATTCACAACATTCACAACATTCACCGGAGCCAACGAAATCAAGACCTTGTGACAGTGAACGTGTCGGTGAACGTGTCGGCGGACATTCACCGGCGCCGCCAGCTTGGTTGGAGGATGTGCCGTGATGCGCTGCCTCCATTCCACAGGTCCGCCTCACGCATTGCAAGGCACCGACGCTAACGAACGGCGACGGCCGGTCTACGCAAGAAACAGAGCCGTCACCGCCCTCACAGCAATGATCCCGATCACGGAGACCATCATGGCTGCGACGATTCTGACTCTGTCTGACCAGGATACAAGTCCCCTAGAGAAGGCCCGGCAGCCCGCAACAGGCGTGTGGCTTGCACTTGACCTCGGCACCGTCACTGGGTGGGCGACGCGTTATGCCGACGGCACCATTCACAGCAGCACCGTCTCATTTCGATCGAGCCGGTATGACGGCGGCGGCATGCGCTATCTCCGTTTCCGGAGTTGGCTCGACCAGCTTGCTATGGAAGTCGGCAGGATCCAGGCAATCTACTTCGAGGAGGTGCGCCGGCATGTCGGCACCGATGCCGCGCATCTCTACGGCGGCTTCCTCGCCACCCTTACTGCCTGGTGCGAAGAGCGCCGCATCCCCTACGCGGGCGCGCCGGTCGGCACCATCAAGCGCCACATCGCCGGCAAGGGCAATGCCGACAAGGCAACGGTGATCGCGGCAGTCCGCGCGCGTGGGTTCGATCCAGCCGACGACAACGAAGCCGACGCCATTGCCATCCTGCTCTGGGCGATCGAGACGGACGGAGGCGTGCGATGAACGGCGAAACCATGTTGAAACGGGCGGCGAATGTCGTTGCAAAACGGCGCAAGCTCTATGGCGATCCGGCTGCATCGATGGAGGCAGTTGCGAGACGCTGGTCAATCACGCTGGGCCGGCCGGTCACGCCGGCAGAGGTCGTGCTGTGTCTGATCGATCTCAAGCTCACGCGGCTCGCCCACAATCCGAGCCACCAGGACTCAATCCTCGATGTCGCAGGTTACGCAGCCGTGCTGCAGGAGGTTACGCGGTGAGACGGTTCCCGAAAGGCTATGGGGGCAAGCGACGCCCGCCTGAGGACATCAAGCGCGACGGCTGGCGCGAGCAAAGCATCCTCGTGGTCAGCCCGAACGATCCGAGACTGACCTGGCCCGAGCGCGAGCTCGTGCGCCAGCTCGGGGAGAAGCTCTATGGCAAGGTGCAGCAACGGCAAGAGGCAGGACATGGACCGCTGGACCGTTGAGATGGTGGAGGAGCGCCTGGTCGAGGCAGCCGGCGTGATGAAGCGGCTGCCCGAGGTCAAGGTGCCGGGCTATTTCAGCACCTGGCCGAAGATCGTCCACGACTTTGCCGACAGGGTCGAGCAGGAGCCGGAACCGCTCAGCCGCCCGAGGCCGAGCCCCGAGGCCATCAGCCGGATGGAGCAGGCCCTCGACTGGCTCGGCTGGCTCGAGCCGGTGGATGCCAAGATCGTGTGGTCTCGCGCCGAGGGCACGGCTTGGAAGATGATCTGCTATCGGTTCGCAATCAGCCGCGCCACTGCGCACCGGCGCTGGCAATATGCCTTGAGCGTGATCGCCTGGCAGCTCAACGACAAGCGGCCGCCGATGAAGCGCTCGCGCCGTTTCGTCGTCGAAAGAGCACGCCAGCTGTCAAGCTGAAACATGAACGTGAGACAATTTTCGGTGAGACATTTGCAGATGAGACAGTCGGGGGGTCGAAATGCTATCAGACCAATAGCCTTGGAGAGGCGCGCCCCACGGCGCGATGATCGGAAGACGCCGATCTTCCACCCTTGGAAACCTCACTCCCACAGCTCCGCATGTACGCCAGCAGCTCAAAGCGCGAGCGCGACCGCCGTTACGATGCGAAGCGCCGGATAGAACAGCCATGGCGGGCGCTGTATCGGACGCGCGAGTGGCGCAAGCTCCGCGCCGAGCAGCTGAGGCGCGAGCCATGGTGCCGGATGCACGCGGCGAAGGGCGAACAGGTCGGAGCGAGCCACGTCGACCACATCGAGGCGCATCGGGGCGATCCCGCGCTGTTCTTCGATCCGGCCAACCTGCAGTCGCTGTG